TGGGGGAGGAATTCCGGAAGAACTTCGAGCGGATCCGGGAGATCCGGCAGCAGATGTATGAGATGCAGCAGGACGCCCATAAACGCGCCAGGAAGATGACTCCGGAAGACAAGACCAAGTTCTATGCCGAGGAATTCAATCCGAAGTACAACGCAATGATCCGGGAGATCGGGAACATCGGGGACGCCAACGCGAAGATCATCGACGATACGTCAGTCTCCGGAGACCGGGTCTACGAGAACCATGCACCGGTACAGATGACACCGGAGGAGACGATCCGGGCCACCGAGGTGAAGGACACGTCCGACGCGGTACGGGAGAAAGCGATGCGGGAACGCCGCGGATATCTTGATCGGGAAGGGATCCGGGAAGGATGGATCGAGAGCGGACGGACTCCGGCTGAAGCGGATCTGATGATGCAGTTCTTCGATACGCGGGCCGAGCAATGGGCGAAGGATAACGGCGCCTATCCGGATGAGTTTTATTCGCAGGCTGTTCTGCTGAAGGGGATCGCGCAGTGGCTCAGTGATGATACCGGCCTGAAACAGACATTCTCAGAAGTGATCGAAGCATATCCGGAAGATCTGGAGATGTATCCTGATTTCACCCAGGCTGATGTGAACCGGGCTTTGTCCACCGGAAAGATCACAATATATTCAGCAGAGCCGATTACAGACGGGGCTTTTGTAACGCCATCAAAGAGCCTGGCTGCTGAACTGTCTTACAGAAACAAAGTGTATTCCAAGACCGTTTCGATCGATGAAGTAGACTGGAATTCACCAACAGACGGATATCTGCTGAACCTGAACAACCAGAAGGTCGGGACAAGAACTGCCGACTGGAAAATAATGAACATGACCGTCGGCGAGTTTATGAACAGCAAGTACGGTGACCGGATCCGGAAGCATTACGGCAACCCGAGATTCCGGGCATGGTTCGGCAACAGCAAGATCGTTGATGTGTACGGGATCCCGCTGGTAGTACATCATGGTACTGCAGCACTATTCGATACATTTGATATGTCCAAGCTGGGGAGCAACACGGAAGCTGCTTCTGCTTATATGGGCATCTTCACTGCCGGCAGCACCGAAACAGCAAACGCATACGCAAAGCCAAAGTACGGAGATGTCAGGAATATCGTCAACTATTATTACGGAGCGATCAAAGACAATTCCGGAACCTATACCTTAGAGGATTACCGCAACGCAGTCGCCAGATACAGAACAATATGGGATCAGGTACAGCAGCAATTAGATCTGGATCAGCTGACAGAAACGATCCGGGAAGCAAATGAAATGCGGAACCTGTATGCTGAAGACTGGGATATCCGAAGTTATGGAGAATATAAAACACAGCTTGACCAGTACGAGGCAAAGGCCAACGGAGAATACACCGGGATCAATTACCTGACAGAACATCTGCTGGATAATATTGACGGATTGACAGGACTTCTTGAACACGCTGACGAAGCGAATGCACTAAGTAATGGCAGGGTAATGGATCTTTATCTCCGGATCGAGAACCCGTACATCTTCGATTATGAAGGAATGTCCAGAGAAGAAAAAGGAATAAGCTATGCTGAGATCATAGCGAAAGCAAAAGAAGAAGGATGTGACGGCGTGATCCTGAAGAATACAACAGACGGAGGACCACAGGATAATATCTATGTGGTATTTGATCCACACCAGATCAAGTCTGTTGAGAACGACGGGACATTCAGCAAGCTGGATCCGAACATCCTCCACCAGCAGGCACAGGATATCGTGAAGGGGACATTCGAGCATACCGACATCGGGAATATCATCCGGATGCTGAACGCTTCGGACGTTTCGACGATGGTGCATGAATCCGCACATCTGTTCCGCCGGACGCTGAGCCAACCGCTGATGCAGGCATTCACACAGTGGGCCGGTTACGATTCGATCGAGGAATTCCAGGAGCTTGAGGTCCGGATCTGGAAGAACGATCCCACGCTGACGGACGCGGAGAAAGCCCGGTATGAGGAAAGCGAAGAGAAGTTTGCGCGAGGCTTCGAGCAATATCTGATGGATGGCAGTGCACCGACGGCCGGGCTGAAGGCAGTGTTCAAGAGCTTCCGGGATTACCTACTGGACATCTATCAGAAAGTTAAGACAACGGTCACCGGCAACGACTACAGCAACCAGGGTGAATTCGTGTTCCATGGAAAGACCGGCGACGAAGTGCTGAACATCAACGCGGAGATCAACGGCGTGAAGCTGCGGGATATCTTCGACCGGATGCTGACGGACAATGTGGAGCGGATCCCCGGATATACCGAGCTGGTCCAGAACTTGCGGACGCAGCTGAGCCAGGACCGGCACAACATGCGGATGAGCCGGGAGGCTTTGTCCAGAAGGGCCCAGGTTGAAGTTACCAGGACGATATTGCAGAGCTTTGGCAGCATGGAAGCAGCAGAGGCGGCCCTGCAGAATTACGATCTGCCGCTGGAGATCAACGGCTGGCGTGTGGATGACGGGACACTGTTCGAGGCGATCAATGCAGCGAAGGCCGACGCACAGATGAATCCTTTCGCTGATACCGAGCACCACGAAGTGGTTGGCACCAACACCTATGCTTATTCGATCACCGACGCCAACAGCGGGAAGAAGTACCAGATGCGGTACAAGGTGGTCGAGCTGAGTGACCTGGTCACGTCGAATGACTGGCTGGGAGACGCGCTGGTGATCAATGAGAATTATCCGGCAGATATCCAGGCACGGAACCGGGCAGCCGATACCACCGACGTTTATGTCCACGCGGTCGGACTGAACCCCGGTCTGCTGATCGATGAACAGCACGCGATCGACAGCGGGACACCAATCATCGGGGAAGGAAACCTGAACGTGGAATCCGGAAATGGGCGGGTGCTGAGCATGCGATATGCCCATGATCATTTCCCGACCCAATGGAGCAACTATCAGGAATACCTGCGGAACAGTGTAAGCGGTTACGGGATCGATCCGGCGCAGCTGGACAGCTTCGAGAACCCGGTGCTGATCCGGGAGCGGATGGGCGGTGATGCCGTCAGCTTTGCGGAAGATGCGAACTCTTACCGGAACAAGGTCATGACAGCCAGCGAGAATGCACTGACCGACGCCAACAAAGTGAACATGGAGACGCTCGGTAATCTGGATATCCAGCCGGGCGAAGGGATCGACACTTTTACAACGGAGAAGAATGCCGCACCGTCGATCGAATGGCTGCGGAGTCTGCAGGAAGCTGAACGGGCGAAGTATTCCACGACCAACCGGAACGGAGATATGGTCCTTTCTGCCGAAGGTAAGACGCGGTTCACGAACGCACTGTTCGCGACACTCTATGCCACACCGGAAAGCATGGACATCATCCGGAGTATTTCGGAAACTTCAGACAGTGATATCCAGGCGCTGGTTTCGGCAATGAAACAGACGCTGCCTGAAATGGCCCGTGCTGAAGGATTGATCCAGAGCGGGAGCCGGAACCCGAACCTTTCGATCACAGCGGACGTTATGGCAGCCGCCGGCCTGCTGCAGGAAGCACGGAAGGCGGGGATCAATATCCACGATTACCTGGCACAGCAGACGATCCCGGGAATGGAACGATGGACACCGACGCAGGCGCTGCTGGCCGGATTCTTCGGAGATGCAAAGAACAATGTACGGATGATCCGGGACTTCTTCAATGCTTACGGGGAAGAAGTGTACAAGAGCGGTGATCCCAACCAGCTGAGTCTGTTCGGTGAGAGCAAGACGCGGGAGCAGATGATCAATGATTCCCTGGATGCAGCGCTGAATCGAGGAGCGAGGATCGAGGACCAGGGAACGAGCGGTCAGCAGTCAGCAGATGGAACTCCTGTTCTGAAACAATCGTCTGTAATCGGTTCTGACGAAAGATGGTCTTCAGAGTTTGCGAAAGTTTTGGACGAAAACCTGCAGCGGACGTTTGACGACGGGATGGCCGTGCCACTTGATCAGGCTGAATCGGTATACCTGCGGGGCGATACCAATGTGAAGTATGAAACCAACGTGCAGCGCTGGCTGCGGGACTGGTCCAACGACAAGAACCTGACAGCCGATCAATACCTGTATGCATGGGGATACTTTGAATGGTGGGTCCAGGGATCGAACGGCGAAGCGCCGAAAGGCAATCCTTTATGGGAAGCCGACATCCAGAAGCAGGTGATCCAGGACTTCGGATCCAGCCGGGCGGAGATGATCAGAGAATTGCAGCGGCGTTACAAGCGGGGCGCTGAAGTGGATCAGACGGCAGTGCCGAACCGAGGCGAGTATTTCAAACGGACTTATGGATTCGAGCATGGTTTCTGGAACATCGCCGGGAACGTTTATAAGGACGGGAAGCTGGTGGCCTACCTGCCGGAAGAGATCGAGAAGATGCAGAAGACGATCGATGTGGACGGAAACAGCTATCATGTTCTGGGAGTTGACATCAAGAATCCGGAAGGCCTGGTCTATTATGATCCGGTGCTGGAGATCGTCCGTACCGTGAACGTCGGGAAACCGGAAGGCTTCGAAGAACCACGGAATCCGTTCGCATTCATCCGTCCGGCCAGACAGGGAAGCACACCGCAGACGATGCCTGTCGCCGATGCTTACGGAGAGTTGCAGACAAAGTACCTGAACCCGGCACTGAATGCTTTCATGGATAAGTATAAGGAAGCCGACACCGATGCAAAGACGGCGAAGATGAGCGGGCTGGATGTTAAGACACGGGCTGAGATCCTGAAATGGCTGGACAACGATGTAGCCGAAGACATGCGGATGGAGAAATACCGGGCGATGAAATACTCGGACATGAAGAAGGATGCGGCCATGCTGAACTATAACCAGCGATACGGCTTCGATCCGATCCTGACGATCCTTTCCCCATACCAATTCTGGTACACACGGTCCATGTGGAAATGGGCGAAGCGCATGATCGACAAACCGGCGCTCGGTAATGCTTACCAGCGGATGCTGGAATACGAAGACCGGAACCGTCAGGAGAATCTGCCAAGCAGGCTTTCCGGAAAGTGGCGGATCCCGATGGCATTCCTGGATAACTGGATGGGCGGGTCTTACTATGTAGATCTAAACGCACAGCTGTTCCCATGGAGCCAGTTCGGCCAGAGCTACGGGAACACGATGAACCAGGCGACACTGAACGCCAGAACACAGGAGATCCTGGAAGCACAGGTACAGGCCGGAGAGATCACCGCGGAGGAGAAGCTGGACGCCATCAACAATAAGAAGGGCGCGATCTGGGATGATGCATTTGCCGAAGCGGAGCTGGAGATCGGACGCGACAACGGGCTCAATACACTGGCGAGCCAGTTCATCAGTCCTTCCATCTTCATCAGCTGGGCACAGGCGAAACAGAACGGCGAGAATCCGGGACAATTATCCGGAAGCAGAACCGGCCGGGCGATCCGCGGATTGACACAGGACATCCCGCTGGTCAGCAAGGTCGGGGACGCGATCGGCGACGTCATGGAACTGCCGGAGAAAGCGCTGCGGAAACTTTACGGATTCGACTACAATGAATTAGGGGATTACGGTGACCAGCAGATCCGGAAGCAGATCAGCCAGATGGTGGCAGACGGTGATATCACCTGGCAGGCCGGGCTGAATGCGATGAACGAAAAGAGCGGAACCATCTGGGATATGGCCGCCGATCGGCAGCGAAAGGAAGCCATGCTGAAGGTACCGGGATTCGGAGGGCTTGAGGCTGTGAAGGAAATGGTCAAGGGCAATGCTTCGATCACCGACGCCATGGGCGCGATCGCCATGAGTTTGATGGGCGGCGGATCCATTTATCCGGAAGGCGAAAAGACGCTGCGTGAAATGAAAGCGCTGCGTGACCGGGCTTATATTGATGAAGCGAACGGAGTTAAAGGCGCAATCAGTGATTGGTATGACAAATACGGAGAGATCTACACCAACCGGTCCGCGACCTACATGGACGATCCGGAAGAGCTCCTGAAGTACACGCTGTACCAGCAGATCAACGCGAAGTATTATGATCAGCCGTATGCGCAGCAGATCGAAATCCAGAAGCAGCTGGGGCCAGAATTCGCTTATGCGCTGCTGAACAAGGATTCACGAAACTATAAGGCCGTGCCGATCGAAACGCTGGCGAAGTGGAACGCTGCACTGGGCGGAACGAATCCGAACGTCGGCAGCATTGACATCCAGGGCGTGGAGCGGGTCATGCAGCTGAGCGAGCCGGTGATCGACGCAGTGGAAGAACACGACCGGATCAAGAACGAACGATTCCCGGGGATCAGCATCATCCAGAACGGATACTACGCAATGCCGAAGGATCAGCGGAAAGCATACATGGCAAATTACCCGCAGCTGGAGGATTACTGGGACTGGAACCGGGAGTACAAGAATGACCATCCGGAATACGTCCGCTGGAATGATGAACGGTCTGACTATTATAACGAGGCGACCTGTTACAACAGCTATGCCGATATGAGCGAGCGGACCCAGAAGCAGCTGGATTATGCGAAGGCTACCGGGAATGAGTTAAGCAGCGCAGCTGAATGGGAGCTCCGGCAGCTTTACGGAAAGTACGCGAACGAGAACTTCCTGAGCTTTGAGGATTATGTGAAGCTGCTGCAGGACTGGCAGTAGGAAGTAGGATGTAGGAAGTAGGATGTAGATGGCAGTTGCCGGTTGTCCGAGAATATTGTGATACAATACTTATAGTCAAGGTTCAAGTGAACAGGACGTCCTATCAGGGGCGTCCTGTTCGCATTTAAGAACAAGTACAGAAAAAGGAGAGAAAAAAATTATGGCAGACATCGCGATTTCCGCGGCACCGGCCGGGCAGCCGGTAACACCTGCAGCGGAAGCTGTGCAGCCAACACAGCCCGCAGAACCGCAGGCCCAGCCGCAAGTCAACTATGTCACCAGCGAACAGCTGAATGCAGCGATGGATGATCTGAAGCGATCGTTTCAATCAGCCACCGACAAAAGCTACAACCGCGTCCAGAAAATGATCAGTTCCATGCAGCAGGCTGGGATCCAGAATCCCACTGAACAGCAAGCCAGGGCGATGCTTGCACTGCAGGATCAGGGGTCAGAGCAGCAGAATGCCGAACCGGAAGCCCAGCCGGAACAGTCTTCTGCCGTCAATCCGGAAGCGGCGGCGTGGATCAAGGACGCAGGCGGAGATCCGAGCCAGGATTATTGGATGGATATCTATGACGCAGCGCAGGAAGCAGGCGTCGGGATCATCACCAAGGACGATCCGGAGCTGGATCAGTTCTTCATGGAAGACGGTAAGCCGAAGAGCTTTGCAAAGCCGCGCCAATTCGTACGGGCTTTTGAGCAGGCATTCGAAGCAAAGAAACAGAGATTGAACGCAGCACCGGGCTCCGACAGCGGCAGCCTGGCAAGCAGTCCCGCACTGGGAGGCGGCGGGATCAAGAGCAACTTCTTCGATCCGAAAACGACCGACCGCTTCGACCTGATCACTGCAGGGCTGCATGAGAAAAGGAGAAAATAATGGCTATCACTTTGGCAGATATGTATCTGCTTACACCCTATCAGTTTGAAAAGGGGATCATCAAAACGCTGCAGGAAGAGTCCCAGCTGATCGATTCCCTGAGCTTTGAAAACGTCGAGGCGCTGACGGTCCAGACCTACCGTTCCGGTAAGATGCACCCGGTGTCCTGGCGTAAGATCGGCGAACCGTTCGGTTCTGTTGTCCAGGGGAAACCGGAACCCGTGCAGGCCGGTGTCTTTTCCTTCGGGAACAACATCGACATCGACTACCTTATCAAGCACGATAAGGCTCCGAAGATCGTGCATCCGCAGACCCAGCAGATCAACGACACCATGGTCACCATGGCGCGCCAGTTCAATGACGCATGGGTGAACAATGAACCGACGAAGGATCCGCAGGCGATCACCGGTATCCGGTACATGATCAACAACGAATTCCCCGGCCAGAAGATCTGCGCGAATCCGGCAGGAAACGCTGTTCTGGATCTGACTCCGAGCGGCGCGAACTACGCGAGCAACATCAGCGTGTTCTTCCTGCAGCTGGATAAGGCGATCAACGCGATCGACGGCCACAAACCGAATATCGCGGTCTGCAACAGCACCTTCCTGACCCACTTCACGGCGCTCTGCCGCGACTCCGGTTATCTGAAGACGACCGAAGACAGCCTGGGCCGGAAGTTCCTGGAATACAACGGCGTCAAGTTCATCGATGCCGGGAACACCTATGAGGACATGGACGAATATGGCCATGACATTCCGGTGATCACCGACAAGGAACTGTACACCGGTGTCGTCGATACCGACAACGGCACCGCGACTTCCGTCATCTTTGCCCGAATCGATAAGACACACTATCAGCCGTTCCAGTTCGAGAACCTGAGCGCCGAGAATATCGGCATGCTGGATGACGGCGTGACCGAACGCGCCATCGTGAAGTGGGACGTCGGCCACATCGTGACAAACAAGCGCTCCCTGTCCTGGCTTACCGGCCTGAAGTTCGCATAAGGAGGAAATGATGGGTGCAGGAACTTTTGATAAAAATCTGATGCTGATCGAAACGACCAGCGCGATGACGTCCACCACCACCGGTGACGCTGTGGATTTCCACGGCGACGATCTTTATGAGATCAATTACCGGGCAGTCGTATCCGGGACCGTCTCCGGTACCACACCGAAGATCGTCCTGAAGATCCAGGGCTCCGATGATAAGTCCAACTGGACTGACATCTGTGTATTCCCGGATATCACTGCGGCATGTGAGAAGAACATGAAGGTCCGCGGGAAGGGCCGCTATCGCCGTGCAGTCTGCACGCTGAGCGGAACCAGCCCGAGCTTCGGATCCGTCAAGGTCGGTGCTTCCACCGGCGGCGTGTTCTAAGTCGGGAGTGGAAATGATCGGGACAATGGTGACAGTCCCCTCTGCACCATACGGTGCTGCCGGGAGACAGTCCCCGTTGTCCCTTTCCTCATAGAGGGGTGAAACATGGAAGTCAATTGGAATGAAATAGCAGGGCAGGTTATGACCGAGGTGCTGAAGATCATGGTACCGGTCCTTGTGGTGCTGGTCCTGAAGTGGATCATAGAGATCTGGAAGAAGCTGAAGGAAAAGCACCCGGAGATCGCGGAGCTGATCGCTTATGCGGCACAGCTCGGATATGCTGCCGCGGAAGAATACTTCCGGAATGAAGAAGCCTCCGGCGAAGAGAAGATGGGATATGCGATCGATCGTGCCGGCAATTATCTGGAAACCGTCGGGGTCCATATCGATACGGACGTGATCCGTGACGCCATTACCCGGTACGGCGTGAACGAATTCAAGTTTACCTGGGCACGAAAACCGATCGCTGAGATGTTCAAAGAAATGAATAACGAAGAGGAGATGGATCATGAGCCAGATAATGCAGATGATCTGTGCGTCGGGTGTGATCACGACGATCATGACGCTGATCATATCGAGGCTGGTGAACCGTCAGTTTGACCAGGTGAAGGATTGGCAGCAGAAGAAATCGGAGAACGAGCTGCTGATGATGGTCAAGATGGACAAGCTGGGGGACCTGACATCCCTGATGGCCAAGCGGCTGCATGATGCCGGGATCATCAACGGCGATCTGGAAGAACTGAAGAAGGATTACAAGGCGGCGGACGATGCTTACGATAAGAATATCAAGCAGTTAGCCGCCGAAGTTCTCAGAAAGTAGGAGCAAAGCATGCTTACAAGAATGTTACAGACAAAGATCGAAAAGATCAACCAGACAGACTCCGAGCAGGCGAGCGATATCAGCGGACTGCAGACGGCAGTCGGAACCGTGACGAGCGGGGAAGGGAATGACCTGCAAAGTCAGGTGACCGCGCTGGGCCTGCGGGTGAAAGCGCTGGAGGATGAGGAAGAGACTACTTAGGATGTAGGATGTAGGATCGAGGAGCGAGGAGCGAGATGGAACTTAAGGATACTGTCGAGAAGATGACGAGCGCCGATTATCGGGAGCGCTTTGTCGCTGAATATCAGCAGCTGAAGATCCGCTATGAAAAGCTGAAGTCATACTGCAATAAGATCGAGGCCGCAGTACGAACCGGCAATGCAGAGATGGAACCCCCGCATGATTGTCCGCTGAGCCTGCTGAAGAAGCAGCAGCGGACCATGGGGAATTACCTCCATACGTTGGAAGTCCGGGCCGAGATCGAAGGCATAACGCTGGAGATGAAATGATCACATACCGGCAGCCGTTCCGAGGAGAGTATCCCATCACGCAGCGATACGGAGAAGTCATCCCGGGCGTGACCGTCAACGGAAAACCGCATACGGGCATTGACTATGGATGCCCAATGGGAACTCCGATCCTGGCATCCGCAGGCGGGACCGTGATGGCAGCGGGCTGGGATCAGACCGGGTACGGCTTCCGGGTGATCGTCCGGCACGAGGATGGGTTGGCAACGCTTTACGCTCATCTTTATACGATCGATGTATCAGTCAGAGATGAAGTAAGACAGGGACAGGAGATCGGCACCAGCGGAGCAACGGGCGGATCAAAAGATTTTCCGGTGACCGGACCGCATCTGCATTTTGAAGTACGAACACGATGGAATGATTATTCGAGCCACTTCGATCCGATGGCGCTGCCGCTGATGACGGTGGATGATTCAGTGGTTAGTGATCAGCAGCCAGTGAGCGAAGAACATCAGCAGGAACCGATCGGGGCGGGCTGGGTCCGCGTCGTATGTGACCTTCCGGCCAACGTCCGGGATCCATGGATACATTCGAGGATCATCGGACAGAAGCATAAAGGCGACGCCTTTTTGATCACCGAAGGAACTATGATGATCAATGACCTGCCTTATCACCGAATTCAGCCGCGGTATGTGGATGAGCTGGGCGGCCTGATCGCGGAATACGACAGCTTCGGTACACAAATTCTGGAGGCATATGGCAAGCAAGAAGAATGAAGAAATAAAAAAGAATGAAGAGTCCAAGGCAGACACTTCCGTAGTCTATGATCTGGAATCCCTTTGGGAAATGAAGTTCCGTGATCCGAAGACCGGAGCGACCTGCATGGTCAGGAAGGCATTCAAGCCGAGGGGCAAGCTGGAGTTTTACCAGCCTTACGAGGATCTGAAATAGACAGCAGGCTCGCTGATCAGCGAGCTTACGATTTTATTTACGAGGAAAAATGAAACTGTTTGACGCGACACTGGATCTGGCAGCTTTTGCCAAAGGGACCGAAGATTATACCGTCAGCTCAGTGAACGGCCTGAACCTGTTCTGCAATGATCTATCCGGCCGGGTCGGAGAATTCGGCGGCGGGACGATCTGGGTGCATACCGGAGACAGCGCAGGATATTTCGGGAGGATCAAAACTGCTGCCGCGCAAATGATCGAACTGCCGGAAGAATTGGATATCGCCAGCGGGGATGAGATCACGATCAGCGCATGGCTGGAATTCGATACGCAAAAGCTGATCAACGCAATCAACTCCGTGCTGCGGATGTATAAGATCATTGAAGTGAATTCCGACCTGGTATTCGATCCTGATAAAGAACTGTATGCACTGCCGGAAGGCGTGACGGAAGATATCCGGAAGGTGCAGCTGCAGCGGGATAATTACTTGATCAATCCGCAATGGATCGAGAGCCATTACTGGAAGGTGATGCATCCGCGGACACTGAACCTTTATGACAGGCATAAGCTGCTTTATAAAACAGGATCCCATATCGCACTGACTTATGTCAGGATGCACGGAGCAGTCGGAAAAGATGATGAGATCAGTGACCAGGTGGACCCGCTATACCTGCGATACATGAGCTGGCTGTACCTGTGCAGGCATCTGATCCAGAATACCCACAAGGATAATCTGATCGCTTCGGACATGTACAACGAAGCAAAGATCTATGAGCGGGATAACAGCAGGCTGCCAAACAAGCAGCTGCCGATCAAGACCATGACATTCCCGCAGTGGTAGGTGTACGATGGCTTTTCATGTAGCTGTATCTCCTGAGATAGAACAATCTACACATCATGTATCACTGACCGATGGAGAGGATACTATCGGCCTGATCATCTGTGACAGCAAAGGCGCCGCGGATCCTTTCAACATTTCGATGGCTCCGAACCAGCGGTCCTCCCTGCGGACGAAGACCGGCACGACAAAGTACGAAGATCTTGAGGAACCATGGACCGCAACAGCACAGGATGACTGGAGCGGGGGCCGTGCGCTGGAAGACTACGAAACTGATACGACACGGTTCTTTGATAGCAAGCGCTGCCAGACCGCATTCAATCAGATCTATTGCGCCCCGATGGATCATTACGCAACCGGGCTGAAGGATGAAATGACGAACTATCCCGGATCCGTACACTGGAAGACGATCCTGGCAGGGACAGCATTTGCATATAAGATAACGCTGGACACAGCGATGAGTGTCGGAGTACTCTATGTGCTGATGCGCCGGCGCGGTACTCCGGCTTCCGGGCTGAAGGTCAGCTTATGCAGCAGCAACAGCAGCGGAGTTCCGGGAACGGCGATCGCTTCTCATACCTATACCACAGATGAAATCACAGATGTGATCAGTGAATGGAAGAAGTTTACTTTTACCCAACAGACGCTAAACGCCGAAACATATTGGATCAAGGTCGAATCTGAAGCCGGGGATTCAGTCGGATCCTGGCAGGTCGGGATGAAGCTGATGAATAACAACGTCAGTACCTGGCTTTACAAGAACAGCCGCTGGGAACTGAACGACAACTATGATCTGTACTTCCGGATGGCGGATTCAAACAGCGGAAGACAGACCCGGTTCTTTGTTTATAAACAGCTGACCTTTGCGTTGAGGCAGCTGCCGACAGGCTCACCGAAATTGTATATCAACGGCGATATCGGAATGGCGGATTCAAACAGCGGACACCTGGATAAAGTGATCGACGCAACAAAGAGCTGGACCACCAACGAATGGAAAGGCTGCCGCGTCGGGATCATTCAGGGGAAAGGGATCGCGGAAACGGAATCCGTCTGGCGGACGATCACCGGGAATGACGCTACCAGCCTGACGGTAGACAAGCCGTGGAAGATCACCCACGATACGACGACCGTTTACATCATCACTGATACCGAGCGGTTTTATGAAATCTCATCGCACGGACTGACCGGCTATGTCAGCGATATCTGTATTACAAACGACATCATATATTTTGCCCAGGGCGATTCAATCCCGATCCGAAAGCTGAAATGGGCGAACGGCAGCTGGACCAGCATGGCAGATCAGTTTACCCATAAGATCAATGGGACAGACACGACGGTCAACAACTGCGCGATGTATCTGCAGACGGTGCGGGACACTTCCGGCCTTGTGCTGTGGCGCGCTCAGAATAAAGACAGCAACAGTCAGATCAGCATCAGCCAGACAGCCGTGACGGACTGGCTCAGCACTGCGATCACAGTGGCGAACTACACCACGACGATCGACGAGAACAACGACGACGTTGTCACGACCGGGGTGGACTTCGGGAAGGCAGACGATACCGCAATTATGTATAAGGTCACGATCGGAACGATCAGCGGTACCGAGCACCCGGTCTTCCGTATCATGCTGCAGTCATCCGAGGACAACGTTGTATATGAGGATGTCCAGTATATCGATGTGGATACGAGCAGCGGAGTTTATTACTTCGCCTGCAAAACACATAAACGATACCGGAGGCTGAACATCACGATCGAGGCCGGGACCACACCAGCACTGACATCCGTGAAGGTAGAGACAGTGAACCATTCAAAGTTCATCGGGACACATACGTTCAATGACAGCTATGGAAAGATCACCGGGCTGGCTGAATATCCGATGATGATGAACAGCCTGTACAAGACGCTCTGGATCAATCGGGAAGGCATGATCCATTCGATCAGCTCCGAAGGGGCAGTGGACACGATCAACCTGGAAGAGCTGAGTACCGTGATGGAGGAATGGAACGGTAAAGCGTCCATGGTCCACAATGTTTATTACTTTGTGAAATGGATGAAGGGATCGATCCAGCGCTATTACAACCAGCAGCTTGACAATGTCGGGCCTGATCGGGACACCGGCCTTCCTGAAGAACGACGGGGAGCGATCGCGGATCTGCTGGCATATCCGGGCAGATACTTCGCTGCCATTGATGCCGGAGCTGATGGATACAGCTCGGTATTGCTGAACAACAATTCCGGATTCCATGAGATATACCGAGCGCCGAATGCCGGGGAAAGGATCACCGCACTGGGATACCAGGCGATTTCCGGAGACCGGCCGGACCGGTTATGGATCAGCGTAGGTGACGACATTGTGTGGCTGGTGATGCCGAGCAATACACTCAAGGCATATTACGATAACCAGGCTGAATATGTTTATGAGTCTGTGCTGGTTTCCAGCTGGATGTCGATTGGGATGGTGGACGTTATCAAACAGTGGGGCAGCATGAATATCATGGCCGAGAACCTGGAGAAGGATTCGGTATATATTGAGGCGGATTACCAGATCGACCAGGATCCAAACTGGTATCCGATGAACGCACATTTTGTCGAAAGTCCGACGCAGGAGATCAAGTTCAAAAGCTCTTTCGGGATCAGCGCGAAACGGCTTCGGTACCGGCTGCGTCTGCAGACCAACGACATCAGCAAGACCCCGTTTATCAAAGCGGTCGTGATGAAGACCGTGATCAAGATCAGCACGAAGTACAGCTATTCCATGAGCTGCCGGAACGTTGCCAATGATGTTAACCTTTGCGGAGAAGTGGAAGATATCAGTCCGTGGCAGCGGCTGGAAACACTGATCAAATGGGCGGATAACGCTACAGCGCTGCGGATGCGCTGCTATACCTATCCGTTTGATAACAAGATCGTGTTCCTGGATCCGCCGAATATATCAAACCTTCGGGAGAAGGACAGGCCGGGTATGCTGCTGTCGATCAACCTGAATGAGATATAACCATGGTAGCGCTGAAGGATGTGTTCCAGATCAAGGGCCGGTCAACGGTCCGGACAGCAGGGAATAAGATCTATGTCCGGCCGAAACCACCGGGATCCACACATATCGCAAAGCCGAAGTTCCCGGAAAAGGAACCGGTCCAGGGGATCATGCCGGATTCAAAAGAGGAATACTGGTGTGCCCTGGCACTGTACCGGCTGCAGCTGCGGTTCCAGTTTCAGAAACATGTGATGGGCGGACGATCGGGACGCGGCGGACAGGTCGTAGACTTCTGGGTCTATACCGCACCACTACCGACACCGATCTATATCCAGGGTGATTACTGGCATTATGCCGCGGGAAGGACATATCAGTCCCAGCTGAATATCGCAAAGCTGAAGTCATATTACAAGGGAACGATCGCAGAGCCGGTTGAGATCCTGACAAGCATGACACCGACTCCGGATGCGATGTATCAGGTGGTCAGGAGAGAGCTTAGAGTTTAGGAGGGAGAATGAGTGTGACAGTAATACAACAGGTGAATCAAATCGTACCGGATCCCGGGAATCCGATGAATGCAATCCCGGCGAGCATGGGATTAATGAAGGGGGATATTCTCGTATTCCGCGGAGAAAATGATGTGGTCAGGCTGCCGGTCGGCAATGATGGGCAGGTCCTAACTGCGGATTCTACAGCAGAGCTGGGTGTGAAATGGGCGACACCTTCATAAGGATGGAATAGGATGGCAGAGGAAAATAAATACAATATCGTAATAGAAGCCGGGGCAGATTTTGTTCTACCCTGGTATTGGTATGACAGTAACGGAAATCCGGTAAATTTGACTGGAGCAACTATCGAGGCGCAGCTGCGTCATTTTGCAGAAGATACTAATTTTGTTGAATTTATCTGCACCCATAATGGAGCTGGCGGCCGGATCACGATCACGCTGCCAAATGAAATTACAACAAGCCTCGCATGGACATCCGGCGTTTATGAAGTTATGGTCACTCCAGTTGGCGGCCTGCGGACCAGGCTGCTTTATGGTGATGCAGAGATCCATCAGAATGTAACCAGACCGGTTGACGGGACATTCCTTTATATGCTCGGTATCGCTTCATGGAAAGATCTTCCGGTAGTTGGAAACACCAGCCGGTTATACTTTACTTATGACGACCGTAAGATTTACAGATGGAACGGAACAAATTATATTGTGACTTCTGTCGGAAATGGTATCAAAAGCATTGATAAGCTCAGTACAGACGTGCTTGAGGATACTTATCGAATTATATTCGATGACGGAACGTATAAGGATTATGTCGTAAAAAATGGTAAGGGAATCGAAAGTGTTGAGAAGGTCGACACGGATGTTCTTGATGATACATATCGAATCACCTTTAATGACGGCACGCATATAGATTATGTCGTGACTAATGGGAAGGGTGTTACATCCGTTACGCATGTGGACGGCGGGACTTACCGCATGAGTTTCAACGATGATACGCACGTTGATTTTGATTCAGTTCCACGTGTTATGGGAGCGCACAGCAGTTCCAACACATACAACAAACTTGACCTTGTCACTGCCTCAGGCGGTGTGTATATCGCTAAGAAGGATGTTCCGGCATCCACCGCGATAACGAACACGACATACTGGCAGAAGTTGATGGCTAACCTCGAAATGGGAACGGTGACCACTGTGGCTTATGACCAGAGCGCATCCGGTTCTATCGGTGGAACTGCCGATGCTCCGACACTCAACCTGAGCATACCAAGAGGCGCAACAGGAAATGAAACCATCAATGACGCAAAGGGACTTGGCGATACGGACTATGTTCTTTCAGCGGATCGTGTCCGGACAAATACTGACGGTATTGTTATCGCTCAGAAATTACTCGAAGAGGGCGAATATACATTGACTAAGGCTGACCTTGAAAGCGGGTCATGGACTTACTCCAAAAAGGTAGGCAATGCTAAACGTATCAGGACAAAGAGTTTGATTCCTGTGTTACAAAACACGGTGGTTTACTTCGGCAGTCCCACGTTACGGCAAGTTGTATCATTGTACAAAGAACCGATTTCCAATTCAACAAATGCCAATTACATCACTGGTTCTGGGTGGGTAGATGCAGGAGATGGCGAAAAATATTTCACGGCAACGGCAGACGGATACATTGGCGTTATGTTCGAGTCAACAAATAACATCACTGTAGATGACTATGATGGCGTTGTAACTCTGGTTACACACGAAAAAGCGTGGAATTCTGGTTCTCGACCAATCAGATCATTGTGGTACAAAGATGCTCAAGGTACGGGAGAATTTACCAGTACATACCTAAGCACAGCACTCGCCACTTATACTCAAGGAATAATCGAAGCGAATCTGAATAGTGATGACTTTTACTTCGTGCTTTACCGAAAGAGTTCAGATGCCGATGATGGAGCTTACGTTTCTATCGACAATAGTTTTACACCGAGGCACATGATCGTTAACTTCATGGGAAATTGCAAGTATTCCATCGGCATCAGGAAAAATGACCGGAGTGCTTTTACAAGAGCAGAGATAAATGCCGCCAGAAAAGCATTTACATATAATAGATATTCCGCCCCGGAACTTGATTACGAAGATCACCACGGTGTAAAAATTGCCAAGCTCGATTCATTCCCATATCAAATAAGTTTGACTTATAATGATACCAGTACAACGTATGGTTGCACTACTTTCAAATCATGCACAAGCCGCATTTACAAAATGCCGAAAGGCGGGATGCAGGTCTATGCAAATGCAAGTGCTTTCCCGTTTAGAGTTTTCTTCTTCCGAATCCAAGACGGTATCTTTGTCCCGGCATCGGATTACGATTACTCAGGATATAACTTTAATAATGCTGATGAACTGTTGCGTTCGTCCTTCGGTCGATACTATCCGTATGAAGACAATCTCTACTTTCTGATTAATTCAAGCTCCGGTGTAACATCTCTTGATACGATCAAAATCGGATTCGGAACTATCGACCCTGAATTGCGCGGCAGACTCACAAACATCATCCCATGTGCATATACAAGCGGAGTCATTCCCGGTTCGGACAACGTAACTGCCTACTATCCAACACTGAACTATTGGGCTTCTGGTGCGCATAAGAGCGACACGCAAATCCATTACGCATCTTTCATAAGATTGCAGGATGCCAAATCGGTCACATGCTCCGCTGAATATTCGATGCAAGCACTGATATACAACAACAGCCATACGCTTATTGGCAGGACATACACCCATTGTCTTGTAAGGGGTCAGGTTGATGGCATGAACTATATCAATCTGGAGCAGTACGGAAAAGAAGGATACGCCATCGTAACGATCCGTCCCAAGACGACCTTGGAAATTCCTGTGTCTGGCGCATCAACAATTACTCACAAGGAATACGGGAACGGCGGTATCCATTCCTATGAGGCAGTCCTTGATAACGTATATGTAGAATACTACAACCACGTAACAGTCAGCCATGCGACCGGATTGCATCCAACCATCGCTCATAATATCCGAGCATTGAGAAATATGCAGTTCAGCAAAATGTTTTCCTTCGATTACGCTAATGGACATACTGGAGACAGCAGATATAATTTGCTTGAAACTGATAATGGGACTGATATTGTCTACGGTGGCGCGAGCTTTTACGGAAACATTTTCGACAATGTAACTGTCAAGTCATACGCGACAGCACTCCAAAATTTCAACTCTGACTTCTACAAGTCAGACTGGCTGACCGGAACGATATGGGCGAATTACGGGATGGTCTGCAACACGGCTGTGTCTGTACTACACGGGTACATGTGGGAAGCGGGGGCATTTCAGTTTTATGTAGATGACGCACCGAATGTTTGTGGTCTGAGTGTCACCAGAAACTGGGATTACAATTCTCAAATTGATTTGCTGAGACCGGGCGACTGGCTAATTTATTACGACGAGGACGCAGAAGGTGGGCATTTCGTCCTTGTAGCAGATATCGTTTATATAAACGGCGAGCCTTTCTGTATTCAAGTCATTGATGCGGCAACACCTCTTGTCAGGTACAGGACATTCTTCGTTAGCGATCCGTTGCTAAAATTTAATCAGGAATTGATCAACGCACAACCTATCAGCGTATACAAGGCTTTCGCAAGATGCACAGATACTTCAAGACTGAAAACGCTTGAAGAAGCATACGGTAGTATTTCAACCAATTACACTGTCGGGACGCTGATGTGCAACCGTGGGTCTGACAGCGTGTATGGTTACTCTGATCAGTATTGTTATATCACCGTGAACGATGCGGAAATGGAATCATTTGGCGTATACAAGGATGATGTACTCGTAGACACAGTTACCCTGCCCGCATCCGATTCCGGTGATTGGGTGTCATTTGGTGACCATCCTCTGAAAGCCCTGAACATCATAAGCATCCTTCGGACAAACGGGACTGGATACTACACATTGATCCCTGACAACAAGGAAACGGCGCAGGAAAGTTTTTACTTCGCCCCGAATAAAAACTGCACATTGGAACATGTAGGAAATAATCTGCGTGTCACTCTTCAGGATGTGGATGATATCGCTTATGTGATCGTGAGCTATGTAGACGGAGATAACAAGCAACACAGGATGACCCATTTGCCGGAAGAATTCTCTGGTAACGTTCTGGAAGTTCCGTGGAATCTTGATTACTTCGGAGAGACTTGTTCGTTCATCCAGATCAGAGTGATATACAAGACTGAGTATGGTACTTATTTCCTGAGAAAATACTTCGGCGAATCCCGTCACTACGTCTCAACGTATGACACCTCAGCAACACCGATTTCTGACTAACGAAAAGCCTCGTGATGAGCGGGGCTTTATTTTATTTCTTTCTGGAGAGAAGCCAGATGATCAGGATGAGCGGGATCATAAATGCCAGGTAATCCAGATCCAGCGCGGTACCTCTGAAAGTTAACTGCCATGATTCATACATAATGCCACCTCACAGTATCGGATATGGTTCGCAGCACACACCGTTTCCATCACCATCGAAGCGATGTTTGTCAGTACCGGTGACAAAGAAGTTCCGGATACCGATGTCAGAACAATCAAGATCATAATCAACGACCGGAACACAAGCACCGACGTAATTCGGATCACACGGACCGTCAAATAAATTCATCACGGAATATGGATCATCTTCATTGTAATCATAACTGCTCATGATATTGAAGACAACACTAACAGAATAGGGATCGAGTCTGGATGTGATTCCATAGAGCCATCCATTCCAGGCATTCTTTTCATAATAACCTCCGGATATGCTGCTTTTAAGCAACAAAATTGATGACAAAGCTGCCTGAAAGCAGCATTACAATTTAACAGGGACGAATCTGCACAATCAATTTTACATCAAAATTGTACAATGGTACAGTTAATGCATTATAATAGATAGCCATGAAAGAAATAGAAGTACGCAACAAGATCAAAGAATACTGTAAGAGCAGAAAGATTTCGCTGAAAGAGTTGAGTCAGATGTCCGGCGTAAGCGAAGATACACTTTATCATAAGAAGAGCTATACCGTAAAGATCGTTTGTAAGCTGATCGCTGCATTGGATTGTAAGTTCGAAGATCTTTTTGAGATCGTGGAATTGTAATAAAAAAAGCCGGATTTCTCCGGCATTCTTCGGTGAGTACGATTACCAGTCACCACTCACCGCCGAACCTTGATAACTGAATACTTTGTCTGTCATTGTAAGGATTATCAAGATCCGAAGTGGCGAGGGAGGGAGTCGAACCCTCGACAAAGGGCTTATGAGTCTCCTGTTCACCCCGAAGATTTATGATGATTTTTACATATTGTTTTCTGCACTAAATGTGCCAGGTACCAAACTGTTTTCCAGATAACTTTTTGACAGTCTGATCATACAGGTGATGGAGTTCAAATTCATCCAGCGTGCCGTAGATGTCACCGGTTACTTTCTCAGATGAATGTCCGGCGATCTCAGAGGCACTCTTCAGATTGAGTCCGGCCTGCAGCCAGGATCGAATGGCAGCGTGTCTCCATTGATGAGGGGAGAACTTTCCCTTGATCTTTGCCTGGGATGCGAGGCGGCGGAAGATCTGGTATACACCATAATAAGTGAGCGGCGTGTGCATGGTCTCGGAGAGAAAGAAGTTTTCTTCATTATATGGATTCTGGCGGACCGCTCCGTACATGGCCAGTGCCAGGGCAGTTTCCGGTGTGTAGAAGACTGTACGTTCTTTGTCTCCTTTTTCCCTGACGATCGCTTTGTTATGAACGATGTCCAGATTGTCGGTCAGGAGGTTGTATACTCCACCGGCCCGGCAGCCTGTGTCCCGAATGAACAGCAACACGGCATAATCGCGACAGCTACGCTTTGACACCTCCAACATTTTTTCCGCAGCCTGGGGAGTTATGCCCTTCCTGGGCTGCTTCGGGAGGCGTGGTTTTTCCAGGAATTCAGCAGGATTATTCGGGATGATCCTTCTTCTGTAAAGGAAATTGAAGAAACGTTTCTGAGCCCGGACATGGGCATGGATGGTATAGGAAGAAAGGTTTCCTTTCCGGCCGTTTGCTTTTGATGGCCGATCGAGCGAGGCGCGGAATCTTTCCAGCGAAAACAGATCCACCTGATCAAGCTCGGGATCCTCCAGATATTCGATCAACGGAACCAGATTCTTTTTATACCAGTTGACGGTCGTTGCAGCCTTGACGCCAATCATCGAGATATAAAACAATTCAGCAGCTTCTGACAGTTTCATAGATACCTCCAACAGCATAACAAAAAATACAGACAAAGTATTCGCAATGAATTGTCTGTATTACTTGCGGCTGCTCTCTCTCAAATCGGCGCTGCGGGTATCAGTTGTGGTAACGACTGGGAGCGGACCGGATGGACTGGGCGTCTGCAGTCCGCATCCCACCGTCACCTCTATTATACACGAAAATGGAGGAAATATGTTTGACAAAAATTCATTATTGAATTTGCTGCCGGATCTGAAAGGATCACCCCTTTCGATCGTTTTGTACCTAGCGCTTCAAGGCAACCGCACCGTCACCATGAATGAGCTATCTGAAGGGACCGGATTCAGCGACAAGTCTCTAAAGGCGGGATTGAAGAAGCTGAGCGAGCAGCAGATCGTGACGAGCCCGCGGTTCAACCGGTACCAGCTGATCGGGAAGAATCTGCAGCTGCCTTTGTACTGGGATGAAAAGATCGAGGCGCTGCCGGGATCCGGAGAAACTCCGGATTTTCCCGGAGAAATTCCGAATCTGCTGCACAGGATCGAAGAGCTGGAGCAGCGTGTATGGTCTCTGGAAAACCGGAGAAACTCCGAATCCGGAGAAACTCCGGGAAATTTCGGAGAAACTCCGAAAATGGAAGTGCTGCCGGCAGCTGAATATTTCGGAGAAACTCCGAAAAATATCGGAGAATCTCCGAAAAAAACCGGAGAAACTCCGAAAAATGATCAGGATCCTATTAAGGAATTAAATAATATATACGAGGACAAAGAAGTAAGTAAGTATGTAGATATAGATACTTACTTACTTAACAATACAAATCAATACAACACATTACCGGAATCCGGAGAAACTCCGAAAAATACCGGAGAAATTCCGGAACAGTTCGCGACGGCATGGAAGGCAGCGATGCAGCAGATGGAAGGCAGCATGGGACGCGGATCCTATATGGAGATCTTGCATGGTGCGATGCCGGCCGGATACGAAGACGGACATTATACGATCCTGATGGACGATCAGTGGAAGCGGGACTGGGCGGAAGCCAGAGTGACAGAGACACTGGAGAAGATCCTGAGCGGGATTCTGGGTGTGAAGGCGAGCGTGTCGTTTGTGTTAGATCAGCAGCAGGCTGCTGAGGATCGCGGAGCGAGGATCGAGGAGCGAGAACAATATGAAGCGCCGAGCCTGGAGCTGCTGCCGGGATCCGGGGAGCTGGTGGAGATCTGCAATAATTATCTGCTGGAACCGACCGGGATCAATTACAGCAGGGACGAGCTGCAGGAGCTGATCGGAATGAATCCGTATCCGGACGTGCTGCGGTTTGTGCTGCCGATCGCGACGAGATTCGAGAACGCGAGGACCTGGTGCGGAAAGGATCTGCAGTCCGCGAAACGGATCCTGCTGAAGAAGTTCGGGATCGTGAACGGAATGGCTGCGGAGATCGTCCATAATGACGCTGCCACGCTGGAGATGATCAACGAGATCTGCACGGAGCTGTGCCCTGAGAATAAAGCCGCGGTCGGTTCCCGGATCCGCCAGCTGACTTCCGACGGAAAGATCCCGGAAATATAGGAGTAAGGCATGAGACAGATAAATAATGAGCTGGAAGGTTTCGTGCTGTTTCAAGGTCCCAGATCCGGATATGATGCATCCGTCGGGCTGATCGTTACGAAAAGCTACATCAGATTGACGGGTGGGGCGTTCCGTCAAAGCGGTAATCCGCAGTTCTTCGATGAATACGGGAAAAGAATGATGGTGAAGAAGGCGGAAAAGAGCATGGCCAACACATTCAAGATCGATCCGAAGGGCTATGTGAACAGCCATACGGTCCGGATCTACCTGCTGAACCTGATCGGGATTGATGATATCGATAAGCGGATCCGATTCGAAGGGCACAATCCGAAGATCTCAGATACCGTTATTTTTGACCTGAGCAAATTCCGGGAGGAGCGATGAGTGACACTGTCATGGGATATGTCCCGACGGAATCAGATGAGCAGGAGCTGCTGATCCGATGGACGGAATTCATGGAGATCCAGGAGCCGCGGCTGCAGCTGCTTTATGCCGTACCGAACGGCGGCTGGCGACATCCCGGCACTGCTGCCCGACTGAAGGCGGAAGGTGTGAAGGCGGGTGTGCCGGATCTGTGCCTGCCAGTTTCGGACGGAATCTTCCACGGGCTGTACATCGAAATGAAAAAGCGGGACCATTCCAACCGGCCGACCAGGGAGCAGAAGCGCTGGATCAAAATGCTGACCGAGCAGGGGTACCGGGTGGAAGTGGCTTACGGAGCCGACGAGGCGATCAATATCCTCTGTGAATATCTGTCGATCGAAAGTGAAGTGTGGATATGAGTTACGAAGTTATCCCGAGAGTGAAGGACGCTTTCGAGCGGGTATACCGGGAAGAAGGATTTATACCGACATCAAAGGTGTCTAACGACCCGGAGAGCAAAGTCATGCTGGAGCAGGAAGCGAGGAAGCGGGCGCTGGCCCACCTGGATGGAAAGGACCGGGCCGTTATCGAAAGCTGCGTGAAGCGGCTGAAGGAGTGCTGCCCGCATGTCAGCCTGGGGGATTCGGCGGCGCTGCAGATCCTGGAACATATCGGAATATTATTCTCGGAAGCGTCAAGGAAATAGGCGATGCGTGACAATGGTGACGGTCCCCTCTGCACCATTCGGCGCTACCGGGAGACAGTCCCCATTGTCACAGGAAAGGAGACAGGAGATGAATGTAAAACAGATCGCAAGACAGATGGACAAGAAGAAGGCTTACTGGTGGGCATACATGGCAAACGGAAGCTATGAGCTTCGCAGCACTGCCGGCCAGAAGATCTTCAGCACCGCGGACCGGTATGAGGCTGAGGTGGCAACGAAGAAGCTGCGGGGGCTGAAGATGAATATCGTCGGCGGGGTGCCGGCCCTGAACCTGATCAAGTAGGATGTAGGAAGTAGGATGTAGATGGTCGAGGAAGCGAAGTATGAGTGCCGAGCCTGCAAACGGTTCGATGAGAAGAATCACTTATGCCGGAAGGATGACCGGACCGTGAATCCCAACTGGAGCTGCGAAGAATTCAGGATGAAGCTGGCTGATCATTTCGTACCGAACGTCTGGGATGAATGGAAGAAAAAGAAAGAGAGGGGAATGTGATGAATGAGGAATCAGGAGCGAGGAACGAGGAGCGAGCAGCGAGGATCGAGGAGAAAGAAGTACCCGGTACCCAGTACTCAGTACCCAGAAGCGATGAGGCACGGCTGGAGATCATCAGCAAATCGATCAAGGGGATCGCAGCCATGTCACAGGTCGGGATCACCTACTGCATCGTGATCCCTGGCCATGGCGTCCGGGAAGACTGCAGGCTGGGATCGAATTTCATTGCGCCGCCCATTGAAAGATCTGCCGGTTCCGTCATGAATGAGGTGAACGGGAATATCGAAGCCATCCTGGTATCGTATATGAATGTTATCCGGAAGATGGGACATGATGACTCCGCAGCGGAAGGCCTGATCGATGAGATCGTAAAGACAGCAAAGCGCCGGTTTGAACAGAATGGGAGTGAAGAATGAAAGGCTGGATATCGGTACGGGATAAGATGCCGGATAATGATGAGATCGTAGCGGTACGCTGCGTCACCAAGAAGGGCGTTGTCACCTGGAACAGGGCATGGTATGAAGCACAGACAGATTGCTGGCACGGTTCCGGAACATTCGCAAAGGTGACACACTGGATGCCGATCGACACAGAGATCGAATAGAGATCGTACGTTGAGGATGTACCTCAGCGATTACCGGGATAAGCCATAGACAGAAAGAACAGATATTGAATAAACTTCATCAAGGTACAGAAAGCAGCGGGGATGTGATCCCGGGTCCCCGCTTTTTTCAAATGAGGGGTGAGCATGAGTGACCTGAAACCAGTGCCCTGTGGATGCGGTGGCAGACCAATAATCGAATATGGCGAGGATGGAATATGCCGAGTGCGCTGTTCGTTTTGCCTGACGGGAACTGTGTACCATCGGAACAAAGCCGAAGCCATCGAAGCATGGAACCGGGCAATGAGTGGTGCTAAGGACATTAATGTCCCTGACAAAGAGCGAACAGCGAAGGTGAAACAGCATTTCATGCTTGTTACTGGTGGCATGGGTGGAACAATTTCCTATTGCGATTGCGGATGTTTCGTAACAAAAGACCAGAATTACTGTCCGTCATGCGGTACGAGATTGGAGTGGGAATGAGTGACCTTATTAGCAGAAAAGCATTGTGTAATGATTTGCGAGAATATAAAGTCTATCCTGTTCCTATTTCATCGGATGAATCTGAAGTCAAAGGTTATAACGATGGAATCGAATTAGCAATTTCTGTAATTGCCAAGTTTCCATCCGCAGAGCCAGAGCGAACAGCGAAGGTGGATTGCAAGAGATATATCGGCACATCCACAGGAATTGTTGGCGAAATTAAAGTTACTGGGATATGCGAAAATTGCCATAATGCAGTGGTTGACCGCTATTCTTTTTGCCCTTCGTGTGGTGCGAGATTGGAGTGGGAATGAGTTACGGAACAGTACAGCATCTTGTATTGATAACAATATGGGGTGTATTCGGTTATATCACCGGAAGAGTAGACAGTAACGAAAATACATGGTCGGGATTCTGGAAGTTAATTTCCTGTTGGCTCATTGTAATTGTTGGATGGGTGACATTTGATTTATTGGGGTGGAAATGAAGACGCTGGATGAAGTGATAAAGGCAGTACAGCATTGCAGACTGATTTCTGGTTTTGACGATTCCTACGAGTATGATGGTGGTTGTCCTTATGAGGACTGTTCTAAATGTGAACAAAAGAGAATGTTTGGCAAAGACATAATTCACTATCTGAAAGCCTACAAAAGGGTACAAAACAAAATTGAGAAGATTGCTTTAGGAAATATTGAAGACACATTAGATAAACTTGATAATAAATCATTGTCATGGGACGAACTCAAGAGCATGGAAGGCAAGCCCGTGTGGGTGGAAGGAAAAACGATGGATGACCACGATGGAGAATATAAGTTTTGGTGCATCGTTGGGAAAACAGACAAACTTGATACATATATCCACTTACGAGAACATGGTTATTCCCATTGGAAAAACACATACGGCGATTGGTGGCAAGCCTATCGGAAGGAGCGGGGATGACACTGGATGATTATGCGCTGATGGTGGCAAAGGATTTACTAATCTTTAAATGGATTTTTGTGCCTGAGACACGCTGCATCAGGATATGGACCTGTGTGAAAGAAGATGAAAAGATCATTGATATACGTGACATCCCAGAGGATGAATTTTACGGAGACGTATCGAAGAAAACTTTATTAGATGAATACCTCAAAAAATATCCAAAGACAATAGAAGGCATAAGGAAAGCACAAAAGGAATGTGGGCTGTATCCGGTCAAGGAGATAGAATAATGGACGAAAACTGCACGACATGTAAGTATGCCTATAGCTGTGACGAAGAAATCCTCTGTGAAGAAAAACACGAAGTATTCAAGTATCCGAGGAGCTGCCCGTTATATGAAAAACGCGAGGACGGATTGACACTAACTCAGGTTTGGGATTGGAGGTAATATGTACCCACATTTTATCGAAGTGCATGCGCATCAACTTAATGATAAGTTGGTGTCAATAAATATCGACCATATCATAGGATTCTGCGGAACATCCAGAGGCACAGGGATCATTACCGCTACGGACGAACGTATACAGCAGACGGAGACCAAGGAATCCTATGATGAACTGAAGCAGCTGATCGAGGGGGCCGGAGCGCTGATCAACAAAGGAGATCCGCGAATCGATACGGAACACAGGCTGACGATGGAGCAGATCAGGAAGCTGCTGGGCGAGCCGGTATGGAACAGCAACCTGGGATCCTGGGCGCTGGTCCATTATTACGATCCGGATACCGACAGGATCCAGCTGTTAAATTCAGCCGGGAAGATCTATGTGATGGACGAAGAAGAACTGGTCCGGTACCCGCTTTACCGGATGATCGGAGGAGAGAGATAATGTTCCTGATCCCTGAGCAGGTGGAGCAGATCCAGGAGTTATGTGAAAGAGTTGCGGATAACAATACCCGCAGCGGCAAGGTGACGATCGAGATCAAGAACAACATGCCCAGGAATATTTATGTCGAGGAACCTGTCTATAATGAAGACCATGTCCTGCTGGGGTACACGATCCAACTGTACCGGGTGGCGCTGCCGAGAGAGGAACTGGAGAGAGGGCGACAAAAAAACCGGATGAAGCCAAACCGTGATACAATATGAGCAGGTGAATGATCTTCATTTGACGATCAAGGGGCCGTCCTATCAGGGGCGGCCTTTTGACATTTAATCAGTGGTCAGTGGCCGGTGGTCAGTGGCCGGTAAAAGTAAAAGAAAGTAAAAATATTTTTACCTTTACGAGGAGATTTACTTTGAGAAAGTAAAAGTTTATGAGGCTCACAGATGATCAAAAGCTTTTGATCCAGGAGTGGGTTGCCGCGGGAAAGACGAATCGGGAGATCATACGGTTAGCCGCGGAGCATGACCCTCCATTCGAGGTCAAGGGTGCAAATATATCGAAGAACTTCCGGAAGCCGGTGCAGGAGAAGGTGCGGCAGATCCGGGAAGAGCAGGAGACCGAAGCGGTCAGGGCCGGCCTGGCAGCGAAGGAAGAGCGGATCCAGCTGCTGGAGAAGACCGCGCAGTTTCTTTTTGAACGGATCGATAAGATCCCGCTGCTGCAGATGCAGTCGGTGCCGGCCTATGTGAATGCGATGCGGGGATGCCTGGATGATATCGCGAAGGAGCTGGGCCAGCGGAACAGCAAGATCGACGTCAATGCGAATGTCCGGGTGAGAGATATTGTAGCGATCGTTGACAAGATATACGGGAACGAGGATCGAGGAACGAGTAATGACTCCTGAAGAAGCCAGGGCATGGTCAACAGCAGCGAAGAATCTGAAAAAAGAGGGACTGCCACAGGAGATGGCAGCAGCATTCCTTCCGCATTTCTATATCCCGCAGGAGATGCAGGTCCGCTGGCACCGGATGACGGAGGACTGCCAATCACACGGCGTCCGGCTGGTCGGAAACGGCGGGACACGCGGATCCGGAAAGACGACAGCGACCTTTGCACACGTCAGCTTATATGACTGCCAGCGCTGGCCGGGGATCAACTGCCTGTATATCCGCCTGGTCAAGAACTCAGCAGGAGATTCATTCGGTCAGATGACATCCGCGATCCTGGGTGATTATGAAGGAGCGAAGCTGAACAAGGACGGCGTAGCTTTTCCGAACGGCAGCACGATCGCCATCGCCGGTGTCCGGGATCCGAAGGACGTTGATAAATATGTCGGGCTGAACTATGAGCTGATGGTCGTTGAGGAGGCAAACCAGATCGACGAAGACCGGCTGGTCAAGCTGCAGGGTTCGCTGCGTACCGGCAGGCTGGACGGATATGTCCCGCGGTGTTACATGAACTTCAATCCGGGAGGGCCGGGGATGAAATACTTGAAGAAGACATTCATCCAGCCATGGAAGGAAGGCAGGGAGACAAACACACGGTTCATGTTTTCCAGATTTCAGGAGAACAAATACCTGGACAAAGGTTATGTGGATTACCTGAACGGTCTGGAAGGAATGCTGGGGAAGCTCTGGCGGGACGGTGATTTCGATATCACAGCAGGCATGGCCTTCGATAACTTCCGGCCGGATGTTTATGTTTATGATGACTGGCCGATCGGCGATGACTGGACCCGGATGCGCGGGATCGATGACGGATACACCAAGCCGTACTGCTGCCTCTGGGGCGCAAAGGATCCTTCGACCGGCCGGGTGGTGGTTTATGAAGAGGATTACGGAGAGGGATTCGCAAACGGCGTCCAGGCGGAACGGATCAAGGATATGACGCCGGCCAGTGAACGGATCTCAGTCAGTTACGCGGATCCGGCCATGTGGCAGAAGAGCCACCATACCGACACAGTTGTGAAGGCAGGGAAGGATATTTATGCCGACCACGGGATCTACCTGACGCGGGGAGACAATGACCGGAAAGGCGGGCTCAGCAAGATCCGGGAGCTGATGCGGCCAAAGGCGGACGGGCTTCCGGGACTGATCATCCTGAGCCGATGCAAGAACCTGATCTGGCAGTTCGAGAACCTGCCGATGTCCGCCAGCAAGCCGGAGGATGTGGATACGAATTTTGAGGATCATGCTTATGACGCGCTGCGGTATATGCTGACCGGGATATCCGGAGCGGAGAAGATGAAGCCGGTGAACAGCCAGCGCCGGAACAGGGAGCGGCATCCGCTGTATAACATCGGATGGTAGTGGTCAGTGGCCGGTGGTCAGTGGCCAGAATAAAAGGAGAGAGTTATGAAGTTGTTTGACCGAGAGGTTTTCAGTGAAATCAGGACCCATGCACGGGATCTGAAGTCGATCCACGGAGTGCGGGACTCTGAATTCGATGAGTACGAGAAAATGTACCTGATGGATTTCCATGCGGAGAATTCGGAGTTTGCCGGGCAGGACATCATGAAGCTGACGCCAAGCCCGGCTGCAAGGAACAAAGTGCTCAATGCCTGCCGTCTGATGATGAGCCAGGAGCCGGTGTTCGATATCAACGCAAACGGTTTTGACCAGGGAAAGATCGAGGCGATCGAAAAGAATATCAGCCGCTGGTGGGAGCAATCCGGACGGGCTGTCAAACGACCGCTGCACTATGACATGATCCTTTCCGCCCTGCTGTATGACGAGATGCACACGGCGATCACGATCATGGACGATTACAAAGCCTATAACAAAAAGGACAAACGGGCGGACCGGATAGCAAAGATCACACCGATCCTGTTCCAAAGCTGGAATCCGCGGGAAGGATATCCGGAATTCGATGAGCTGGGTTTGTGTGCTTACTACCGGGAAACGCAGGTGAGATGGTCCTACATCGCGCAGAAGTACAAGGAATTGCTGAAGGACAATTACAGTTATTTCAACAAAAAGAGCACCGACAATGTAGCGCTGAAGATCTTCTATGACTTACAGTATTTTGCGATCTGGATCAACGATGACGATCCGCTGGTATGTGAGGAACACAATCTGCCGTGCATCCCGATCGACGTCACACTGGTGAACGGTTCACGGTTCTTTGAGAAGGAAGAAGACCGGCGGCAGCCGCTGCTGTTTTCGATCATGAGATCCCATTTGTGGGAACGTGAAAGTCTCCTATATACAGTACTGTACAGTCTCCTGTTTACGCTGGGCGTGACTCCGACTTTCGTTTATAAGACGGACAGCGAGGACGATCTGCAGATGCAGCATGACGGGGCAATCAGCTATTACACGATACGGAAGGGCGACACACTGGATCCGCTGGACAGCAAAGGAATGCTGCCGCCGGAAGTGCAGCGGCTGAGCGAGATCACCGGAAACCTGATCGACGAAAGCACGATGTACAGCACGGCCTTCGGTGAAAAGAATTACAACAGCCAAACATTCTCCGAGACTTCGCTCTTACAGCAGGCAGCCAGATTGCCCTTGATCGGACCGCAGCGACTGGGTGGATTCGGTATTTCCAGCACGATCGAAATGGCACTGATGATGATGAAGGAACGCGGGATCAGTTTTGACAAGAACGGATACAACATCAAAGCGAGTGAGATCCCGGAAGATATCGAAGTCAAGGCGAAGCTGGACGTGATCCTGCCGCAGGAGAAGCTGCAGATGGTGAACATCGGATTGAATATGCAGAAGCTGGGAATGCCGGACGAGTACATCCAGAACAATCTGCTGGGGATCACCAACACGAAGGAGCTGAAGCGGCAGTTCGTACAGCAGCAGGCTGAGGCTTCCTTGCTGCAGTATAAGCTGGATCAGAAGGTACAGAAGATCCAGCAGCAGGACCAGCAGCGGGAACAGGAGAAGCAGCAGCAATTGCAGCAGGCGATAGCGGCAGTGCAGCAGGCAATGCAGCAGGACCAGGGAGCGGGAATCGAGGAACCGGCAACGGCGCCACAGCCGCAGCCGGCGATGACAGCCGGACAGCAGATCGATATGCAGATGTTGAATAACGCTTACACCGGACAGCCGGCCGCCACAGCTGAACCGGGAATGCCGGGTGCTGCACCGGAAATGATGCCCGGTATGGAGATGGAAGGCGGATTACCCGGGGCCATGGGCGGCATGATCCCGGGACAGGGTCTGGCAGGGACGCCGGACGAAAGTGGGATGTTGCGATGATGACGAACAAGGATATCGATGAGTGCCTGGTCGCGGCAGAGTATGCCGTGAACGAAGGTATCCAGTCAGCATTGGAGGAGTTTTATCGGCCCGATGTAGAGATAGAGGCTGCGACTTTGTGGGCGGATCTGCCGGAAGCAGTGAAGCGGGAAGTCAAGGCCCGGGCACCCGAGGCGGTGAAACGTATCGAAGAGATGATCAAAGGGAGGTAAACCAAGATGGCATACGCAAAAGGAACAGATGCAGCAGGCGGCGGGTCTACTGTAAATCAGGCATGGGTCAACAAGGTTGCCGAGGAGAAATGGGCAGCTGAACAGGAAGAGAAGCGGCGAAAGGAACGGGAAGAGGATGCCCGTGCATTGCGGGAGTCTTCCTATAATGACGCCAATGCCCAGAAGCAGGAACAGCTGGCGGCAAAGCAGCGGGCTCAGGAACAGGCCGCAGCACAGAAGGCCGCACAGGAGAAAGCCCAGCGGGAAGCTGCGATCCAGGCAGCCAGACAGCGGGCTCAGGAACAGCAGGAACGGGCCGCACAGGCAGAGGCAGAACGACAGCGTCAGGCAGAGGAAAGAGCCCAGCGGGAAGCTGCGGTAAGGGAAGCTGAAGCCCAGAGACAGGAACAGCTGGCCGCAAGGAAAGCAGAGCAGGAGAGGATCCAGCGGGAAAAAGCGGCAGCTCAGGCAGAGGCAGCGGCGGCAGCAGCCCGTGCAGCGGCAGAGGCTGAAAAGAAGAATGGTTCGTCCGGCCTGTCTTATACGGGTTCCGGAACCAGTGACCGCACAAAGGAGAGGGAAGCAGAGTGGCAGGATTATATGCAGCCGCATGCTCCGAAACCTGAAACACCTGCTGTTACTGTAACGCCCGCAGAGACGGATACTGAAGCCGCTGATCAGTGGCTGGAAACACCTGACAGTGTCGCCGATGTCCAGGTCAGCCAGCCGAAAATGCGGACGGTGGCAAAGCGGACGGAGGAACCTGTCGTTTATACCGGCGGTGAAAGTTCGACCGGCGCAGGAAATAAAATTGTCCGGCGGATGGCTGCCAATACGAAGGCGGCGCTGACCGGAGAGGAATATTCCGGGATGAGCCCTGAACAGCTGGCATGGCTGCAGACACCGGAAGGGCAGGCGGCACTGGCTAACCAGCAGGCAAAGGCAGCGAATGATGCGGCACTGCGGGGAGCTGCGCTTAACAGCGGGATATCTTTCAGCGGGCAGCCGATTGTGCAGGACAAGACGATCAGCGGACAGCCGATGTCAGCGGCAGATGCTGAAAGGATCCAAGCGGTAAATGCAAGCCTGGCAGCAGCTGATGCAGCGCGGAATTATCGTGATGGTACACCCGGAAATCAGCGGTACGTTTACACAGGTCTGCCGAATCCGCAGGTGATCGACCGGAATGCAGCAGGTTATGTACCGCCGGCCGGGGCTATTACACAGGGATCCGGAGGAATAACCACACCGACCTTCGGGGAAGTGCTGCAGGGGATGGCTAATGATTGGCTGCTGAACCGAAACGGCGGAACGAATCCCGGAAATGAAGTGACGTCCAATTACAGGGTGGGGACGCCCGGGGAACAGCGGTACGATGCCCGGTATCCGAGGACATTAACACCGGAGCAGGAAGCATACATTAATAGACCGGATACCGGGCCGCAGATGGAAACACCGAGCTTCGGGGATGTAGTCAGTGAGATATGGGGCAGCCGAGGAGAAGAAAGGACCGGTACGACCGGAGATCTGACCTATTCCTTTACACCTCCTTCCAAGAGCTATGAATCAGACGGGACGTTGATCAACCCGAATATCGGACGGAACAGCACCGGTGAATGGAAAGCGATCCAGCAGGAAGACAAATGGATACAGGAAGGCTATGCTGAAGCTCAGAAAATGGCAGGATGGACAGAGCGGGACAGGCGTGCATACGCTCAGTATTATGCTGATCAGAAAGCGGCCGAAGCACAGAAGAACCAACCGACAGAGAAGACCTGGCAGGAACAGCTGGCTGAACGGAAAGCAAGAGCCGGGGAGGAACGGGCAGAAAGGAATTCCAACCGGTCGGGTGCTGATGCAGCACTGGATGATATCCTGAACAGCAGTCTGAATGAAGCGGACAAAGCAAGGAACTACCGGGACGGAACTCCAGGCGGGCAGCGTTATGTATATCGTCCGGAAACAACGACCGGCGGAACGAGCGGAAGTGAGAGCGGATCCGGGAAAGGGACGAAAGATTCGACCAAGAGATCCGGAGAAGAACGGGCTGAGAAGAACGCACCGAAGGGAACAAAATTTACATACTCCTATGGGCAGCCCGGTACCGGTTCGAAACTGCCATACCAGAAAGGCGGATATTCAGCATCCGATATTGAAGCAGCCGGTAATAAAGCCCGATCGGATTTTGTCTATAACAATGGCAGCAAGGCGTATGAAGGATATTACCTGGCACCGGATGGCAAATACTATCCGATCGATATGGAAAAGGCCGCGTACTACAAAGCGAACGGCAACAGCTACAAAGGCTGGGAAGAACCGATGCGGGAATACTACAAAACCTTCGGAACCTATTACGGATACAGGCCTGACTGGAAGACCGCAGGCGGGAAGAATGTCTGGAAGACGAACAACAATGTTTACGAAAATTATCGGCCTGCAAAAAGCAGCAGTTCCAGCGGCGGATCTTACAGCAACAGCAACAATCTGAGTTATGCAGGCGGAAGTTCCGGCAGAAGTTACGGAAGGGGAACGACAACCAATAACGGGCTTTATTGGAACGGCAACACATCCTGGAGTATCTAACATGGCAAGAGACGAAGGAATATGGATCGGCGGCAGACCGACAACGGATGCAGAGCGGGCAGAAATTGAAGCCGGATGGTATAAAAACAACGCGAGTTATTCAGCAGACAATCCGGCAGGGAGTGGTTACTATTCCGGGTACATGGGAGATGAGCAGCCTACAGTCCATACCGAGCAGTCTATCGGTGTACAGGCAGGGCTCGGTACCATTCAGGAACAGGAACCGCAGCCTTCGCAGAACTGGATCACACAGCCGGAGAACTTCCTGTCGGTCTGGCAAAAGTATGACGCTGATCCGAACTACGAGGACGAGCATTATACCAAGGCACAGATGGATATGCTTTACAGTGTTTTCACCGCGAACAATCCGGACGTGACGCCGGACCGGTGGAAGCCACTGATGGATAATGATCCGTTCCTGGTCGGGGAGATCGAGAAGAACAACTGGTACGATCCGGTGAAGGAAGAGCAGGCGGCACAGGCAGCAGCAAACAGTCAGCAGTCAGTGTATATGCCGACGGATCCGAACAAGCAGGGGTTTTTGCAGAAACAGGAAACAGGATCCTGGGAGAATCTGGACTGGATCGGGAAGCTGGGTGTTGCATTGTCCAGCAATGACGCCGGGATCGATGCACCGGAATGGACGAAGAAGACACAGGCAGGTCAGCAGGCATTATCATCCGCGATGTCAGGACCGGTGGCACTGAAGCTGCTGGGAAGCGCTATCGGATTGTTTGAGGGCGGCGGAACTGCAGCGGCTGTACTGACGAATCCATATGTACTGGCCGGTACAGCGCTGGTCGTCGGAGGTCTGACATTCTATGAAGCGCTGAGCGGTAAAGAAATGCCTGTCTTCGATAAGTTCCGGGAAGTTTCCGATATCGTTGATACGACCGTGGAGCACACGCTTGGCTTCGGAAGTCAGGCTATCGAGATGGGAAAGCAGAACTTTGCAGCAGCAAGGGAAGATCCGAATGATGCTTACGGACTGATGGATGCAATCGGTGATACTTTTCATGACGTCTTTTCCCAGGCTAAATCCATGTGGGAGACAGGCGAATACTTCTATGAGATGTACGGAGACGTCGGGGACTTTGCGATCGACGCGCTGAAAGAGATCTTCAAAGGCGAAGAAGGCACCAAAGAAGGGGAAGCCTGGCTCTTCAACAAAGGGATCAACGAAAAACAGGAGATGCCGGAAGGCACATACCGAGCGGAAGGCATGAGCAACATCCGGGAGATGCTCCAGGAGATGGATGAACTCGGTATCGAGAAGGACGTACAACAGGCATGGCTGCAGGAGAAGATAAATGACGTAGTAGGGACATCCGCATGGACTTCCGATTACATGGCGCAGATGCTGCTTGACATCGATATCCTGGCAACACCGATAGAGAACCAGACGATGAAGGGGCTGTCGAAGCTGACCGGAAACGAGCTGGGGGTGCAGGCTGCCAATGCCAATACCGGTAACATCCTGACGCAGGTGCCGGTGATCGGGAACATCATCCAGGCTGCCGGCCAGAAAGCGCCGGAGGGATTCTTCGGATGGATCGAGCAGTACAAGAACCTGGCACGGACTGCGGATGTGGATACGCTGAGCGCCGCGGACCGGTTCTTTGGCGGGATCGATGCGGACGGAAAGATCAAGGAATACGCACGGACGGATAAGACCGGACTTGCTGATCAGCTGCCGGAATCCAAAGTAGCCGGCGTCGGGAACATCGCGAATAACGTGATGAACGGTTACATGTACGACGTCAAGGACACGAACGACATCCGGAACCGGCTGGCCAGCCTGAAGGGTGAAGCAGATCCGAGCGTTGAATACCAGAGCGGACTTAACAATTCTGCCGAAGTGCGGACGGTACGGGACGGGATCCGGCATGCGATCGATGACACCAATCCGGAGATCTACCTGAAGCAGTTCGATGACTCGGCCGGAGCCAGGGCAACTTTGCAGAAGACGGCGGACGCGCTCGGTATGGAGATCAAGGACGTGCTGAGCCTGTACTCCGAAACGCCGGAAGTGTTCGAGCAGCGGGTCCGGGATTATGCAGCACAGCATAACGGGATGATCGCGGATATCGACGTGAGCAACGGTGTCGATTCCCTGAGCACGATCGTCAAGGGATTCACGACAGCTAAGGACGGGAAGGGATCTCCGCTGGCCTGGAACATCAAGCAGGTCCAGTACCAGATCACCACTTCGATGATCGACAGCATGGCGAAGTATTATACCGAGTATTACGGCGTCAAGCCGAACAGCACGATCAACACTATCTTCGACACGATGAAGTCGGCGCAGTCGCTGCTGCTGCTGGGGTGGTCTCCTTCTTATTTCATCAATAACGTCGTGAACAATGCAGTGACATCCGCAGCTGAAGGCGTGCTGGGATTCATGACTCCGAAGCAGATCCGGCAGTGGATGGATGCGTTTGGGGTCCAGCCGGCCAGATTCGACCAGGATGTCAGCGCTGAGTTCCGCGGACAGTCATCGGCAGGGAAAGGCGGACTGGAAGCCTTCACCGATGCAGCGTCCGAAGCGAAGAAGAAGGGAACCGACAAGGGACTGCAGGGCGCACTGACCGGGCTGAACGGAGCGATCCGCAGCGTTAACAATAAGCTGGGCGTATTCAGTTCATTGTCCGGTAAGATGGAAACGCTGCAGGGGAACCAACTGACGACGGTCGCGATCCAGCAATACTGGGGCCAGCGCTGGAAGCGGGGCTCGGGATTCCATCTGCTGCCTGATGTCCTGGTTCAGACGATCGAAGAGCAGTCGCCGGGGATGACCAATGTGATCTATCAGGCAATCGAGAACGGACTGAACATGGACCAGGTCCGGAAGGCGCTGTTCGATACCTACGTCAAGCCGGATGCCGGTACCGTGATGAAGGCCGTGTGTGCTGATCTGTTCCGGGGTGAGGCGAACGTCTATGAGGAAGTGCTGGAGAAGTCCGGCGTGATGTCCGAGATCCGGGAACGGTTCGCCAACTGTAAGACCGATGAGGAACGGCAGGCCGTGATGAATGACGTCCAGAAGAAGCTGGATGATTACATTGAGAACCTGAGACGGGAGAACCTGATCCAGCGGGCGAATGATGTGGCTGCTGTTGTCGAGTCCGAGGGACTTGCACCGGTGGCCCAGATGATGAGCGAGCTGGAAATGAACCATCAGGACTTCTGGATCCGGATCCGCAGAGAAGAAGGCGACATCATGGAGAAGACCATGAACATGGATTCCCGTGAAGCCAGAGCGCTGAAGGCGGAAGTGTTCACCAGGCACCGCAAGGAATTCGTCGATCTGTATAAGCAGGAAGTGACGACAGCTGCCGGGATCATGAAGGGGCTGGGATTCCAGAACGAGAGCCATGCAAAGTACATCGGTTATATGAATGAAGGAAACCAGAACTGGGTGGACTTCAATGAGCTGAAGAACAAAGAGCTGCAGCGTGCATATGAACGGACAGCGGCGATCCATGAGGCCACCGAAAAGGGGAAGAAGGTCGACCGGGTCAAGATCAATGAGGTATGGGACGAATACTATGAGCGGACATCCGAGCTTTATAAGGAACACTTCGCGAAGGAAATGGAACTGGCCGCAAAGCGGGATGCCGCTTTTGTAGAAGGTTATGAGTTTTCCACAGGTAAGAGCGGGGAGGAATTCCGGAAGAACTTCGAGCGGATCCGGGAGATCCGGCAGCAGATGTATGAGATGCAGCAGGACGCCCATAAACGCGCCAGGAAGATGACTCCGGAAGACAAGACCAAGTTCTATGCC